CAGTTGCTATTCCCCTTAATACTGTCATATTTGTCTAAGAACTCTCGTGGATACACGTTTATACGGGGCTCATCATCGAGGAATTTCCATCCCCTTCCACCGTCAGTGCTAGTGGGAATCATCTTGACTTTTATAGAATCCAGACGAATGAAGGGGTTTGTCTCTGGTTTTGTACGGATTTTTTGCTTCATTTTACAAATATCGGATTTGTCCAAGACTTTCGGACATATAAATCCGAGAACTTGTACACATTTCGGACATTGATGGGCATATTTTGCTCTGTAATATACTTATTCCTTTCTAAACAGTAGATACTTCTTTGTCAGATGTGTAGAGACACGGGCTACGCCCTCCTACTCTACCCACCCTAATCACACCATTCACCACCTACCCAATTCCCAATTCCCTCTCGGTACAGACTATTCAGTTTTCACTCCTACCTTCCTGAACCAATACCACCATTTACCACCTTCTCTCATACCCCAATTTAAGAGAAATACCGTACAATATCGTGCCACTTCAAGACACAACTAGGACAAACCTATACCACTTCGGGAATTCTACCCATACCAATCACTAACCAAACACCTTATATAATATACAGTTAATTCACCCTTTAAACATCAATAGCATGGCTAGAAAAATAATTAAACAGCCCAACGGTAAGTATTGTATTTTTAGCACAATTGTAGACCATTTTATTGCCTACAACATGACTAAGGAAGAAATAATCGCCTTACGGGTAGCAGAAGCACAAACCAAAATTACCGAAGAAGTAGTCAGAGAGATTAATGCCATCAATGATACAAATACTGATGAGCCATTAAACTATGCTCTGAAATGTGTCAAAGAAAACCACGGAACAAAAGAATTCTATAAATATAAAAACTTATTAAAATGATCTGGAAATACCTCAACTGGCTAAATGGTACCTACTGGAGACTAGAATATGCTCATTACTTATACAGTAAAGGCGTACATCGTCCATCGGCTATACAAAAAGCTAAAGAAATCCGTAATAAAGATGAGTATTACAGCAAAATACTCATGTACGTCCCAATAGGTGACTGGGCAGAGTTTACCAAAACACCTGAGTACCAAGATCTTAGACTACGGCCATTCTCTGACTTCACACCTTATATCATATTCCTTTATATCACAATAGGAGCAGGATACGAAATCGTAAAAGGTATACAAAGTGCACAAGTTAATGCTACTTTACCTTTCATACTATTATCTTTCTTAATCTTTGTAGGTCGTATCGGCTACGCTTATGAAAGCAATGCCAAGAAGACTCTTACAGCTGATTACTACGGTGCCATAGTAATGTTGATGCTGCTTCTAACTAAACTCTACTATGTCTAACTTAATCAAAATAAAAGGCTACCACTATTCGGAACTTACAAGTAAATACCAAGTTACCTATTCAAACGGGTATTACTCAGTTCCTCAAGAACAAGTGGCAGTCTTCAGGGAAGAATTGAAGAAATTCGATTTCCTTTCCCAATAGCTAAGGCTATTAGCTCTTTCTGTTTCCTATATAATCAGTCAATCCCGAATGGGACCAGATAAAACGCTGATAACAAGAGACAGAGAAACTACCGTAAATAATAAGACTTCTCACCTTAGAGTTTACGCCTGGTTTAACATTACCTTTCTAGGTAGTGTTGTAATGTGTCACAACTTTCTTGACAAGGGAAAGCAGTTAATTATGTAACGAGGGTTACATTGTAAAGTCTACTTATATAATGACTACGTATAGGTATAAGTCCGAGTATAAACCTACACTAACTGAACACAGAGTCACAATTCCGTTGTTCCCACTTCTCGTGATAAATGAAGTGGATATTTTTAAACCTTTAAAATGTAATTAAAATGCAACAATCAGTTATCTTATTCCTAGCCCTTCTATCCACGGTAGTGTTTATTACGGCTACAATTACAAGGGTAATAAACCCTACAATGTCTTACAACCATAAGAAAATGTTAGCCTATTCCAGAATAATTCTAGCATTAGCAACTTGTTTCTTATGGGCGCTGTTCCATTACTACAGCAACAAACCTATTAACCTTACCCACAAATGCATAGATACTACTCACAATACCTGTGATAGTAAATGTGAATGTGATGGACTAAACTGTAACTAGTATGAAAAGTTTCTACATTCCAGTATGGATATGCAAAATATATCTGTACTATTTAGCCCAAAGCTATAATCTAATGCCTTGTGATATACCAGGATTAACTGATGGTGATAGAGGAAACGTACTTATTAGTAGTAAAAGAAGCAATATGACCTTCTTTTATATGGTACATCCTATAACCAACCTTATATCCAAATTACTAATCCTCTACCTACGAGTAAGGACAGGTGTTTGGTTAGATGGTAGTTTAAACTCTTACTGTTCGCCAATCAACATCTATTACGAAGGTTCATTTATAAAAGAGCATAGAGATAGAAACATGATTAGTGGAAATTATATCCAATACATAGCGGTATTAACTTTAAAGGCACCTATAAAAGGGGGACAATTCGTTTATAACGATGACCCTTTAATGATAGTTGAAGACAAAGGTAAAACCGTAGTTTCTCGCCCTTTATGGGATGGTATTTGTCCTGTTCAGGCAGGAAGTCTATTGTTTTTGGATAATTCTAAAACATCACATAAAACATTACCAGTGATTGAAGGACAAAGGATTTCTTTAGCTTTTAGATCACGGTATTAAGATCCGGAAAAGGGATTCGCCCTACACAGCGACTAGGTATGTTGGTTGAAATACTAATCGAGGCCTGTTCCCTTTGGGTAGCTTAACGATGGGTTACATAGAGATATGGTAGCGGTATTACTGCGAAGTCACTCATAGTAATGAGATTAAGTGGGCTGTTCAAGTCAGCTAATGGGAGCTAAGAACCCATAAAGTTCCGTATTACTAATCAACTACGTCACAGTAGATTATTTTATTTATTTTTACACCTTTAAAACAAAAAAAACAATGCGTAAAGTATTACTCGGAGTCATACTATCTCTCCTAACAATAGCAACTTGTTTCGTCACTTCATGTACAAAAGTGAACAATTATGGACCATCTGCCCCTAGATTTGAAACCAACGATTCTGTTAAGGTTACAGTACTTGCACCTACGGATTTTGAGTTTCCTTTATCAGGGGAAGTGACAGTTTCCGTATTAGATGAATCTGGTGCACAGACTTCTTATCAACTTGATGAGATGTGGCCCCAATGGCCTGATGGTAATTCTACTGAATATGTAGGGTATATCTCAACTACTAGCACCACATCTTTTATTACGGTACGATACTGTTCTGTGAACCTTAACATACATAAAACTTTGTCTGGACAGTACGAACTTTCAAGAAAGATAAAGCTATGAGTAAGTTACCCAGAATAGCGGCTAAAGAAATAGCCAAATTGGCCAATTCACTTCCTAAAGAAGTTCAAGGTGTTCCTGAATATGAGCCTACAGCTTATGATGCCAAAGGTAGAATCACTATGCGTAAACGTACTGGGAAAGTAATACCTGGTGGTAACATAAACCATGAGCGTAGAATGAAGAAAGCGTATTACGAACATGGTGTAGTAGGTTACTTGATGTACTTTGACCAGTACGTAAAACCTGGACCTTTGAAGTTACAAGTGTGGCAAAACATAGCTACAATAACAGGAAGAGAATTAGATCCTGAATTTATTAACCAGCTTAATCCACCGGTAGCTGAGACACCAGTTGACGTGCCTGTTGAGGAAGCAGTTATACCAGAATAATGAAAATATATTTTGAAAAGGGGGATAGGGTTGCGATAACAAGTAACCCTATTCTTTTACATGCAAAGTTGAAAGATTACTTTAAGGATGAGAAAGGACGTACTAAAATAGTGGAAGATATAGTCCATACTTGTGGCGTTATTTATGCTGTTTCAGAAAATGAAGGACATATTCAAGCCTTGTACCAGAAAGATAATTCAACCCATACTTGGAAACTTCCTGTATCAGTCTTTGAATTACCTACACCTTTACTTACGGCTTTACATCAATACGGAAGAACAGACATTTACCGAGAACCACCCAAATAAGATATTTTTGGACTCTAATGAAACCCTTGTGCCTCAACTCGAAGGCTGGGCTAGACATAGGTAGACTGCCTTCCCAGGTTAAAGTGTAGAGTCCAGCGGAGCAATACGCAAACATAGCACCAAGTTTATCACGAGGGAAGCTACTGCCAGAGTGTAGCATTTATTTAAATACCATGGAATTATTATACAAACGAGCAAAAACTGGTAAAATCGTCTACTACAAAATCTGGGTAGATGGTGACACAATTTTAAAAGAAACAGGTCAATTAGGAACTGACAAACCTGTTATGCACAAAGAAGTGTGCACTCCCAAGAATGTTGGTAAATCCAACGAAACTACTGGTCACGAACAAGCTGTTAGTCAGTCATTATCTGACTGGACTAAGAAACGTGATGAAGGGTATAAAAGCATAGCCGACCTAGGGAACTGGCAAGATGAAGAAGACTTGGAAGTATGGCTTGATAAAACTTTGCCACAGTTTAATTCAGATGCATCAGGAAATCCTAAGCCAATGTTAGCTACAGATTGGAAAAAAATCAAAGAAATCAAATACCCAGTAATGGTACAGCCTAAACTTGATGGTGTTAGATGTCTTATGATTGTTGATAGGGAAAATTCTAATGAAGTTGTATTTCTGTCCCGAAGTGGAAAGGAATACACAACTTTGTTTCATATTTCTGAAGCAATAACCACTATTAGTGATAATCGAATACCTAATCAGTTTATTCTTGACGGTGAAATCTACTCAGATGAGCTTACATTCCAAGAAATCATTGCTGCCGTAAAAAAACAAAGACCTGAAAGTTTGAAACTCAAGTTCAGAGTCTATGACACTATTACGGATGACCTTCAACATGTTAGGTGGGAAAAGGTAGTAAAACTTGTGGATTCAATCGCATCCCCTGAGATCTGGCCTGTATCTACTTGGATGGCAGCTAATCAAGATGAAGTTAAAGCTCATCATGATACTTGGGTACAAGAAGGTTATGAAGGCGCTATGATTAGATTACTTCACGGTAAATATGGCCTAGGACAAAGAAGCCGAGAACTTCTTAAAGTCAAAGAATTTGATGAAACTGAGTACTACTTCCAAAGATGGGAAAAAGGACTTCGAGATGAAGACCTTATTGCTGTATGTCTTACGTCTATTTTAGATTCTCCCAAACAGTTTAAAGCCAAGATGGTAGGAACTGTTAAGGAAAAACAAGAATTAGAGCAGTCTACTATAAAAAGAGATTCTTTAATTACAATTAAGCATTTCGGTTTCACGGAAGAAGGTCTTCCTAGGTTTCCAATAGGTAAAGCATTCAGAGATGAATAGATAAATTTTTATGAAAAGAAAAGACATTGCAATTCTCATGATTTGTGCCTTTGGTACAGGAATGAGCTTTAGACTTTTGAGTATAAAGTCAGACACAGCCATGTGGGTAGGGATACTAATAATGGCAACTATTTTAATAATTACATTTCAAACAATTAAAAACAAAATCAAATGATCACATTAATCATTTCGCTGTTAATCGCAGCATTAGTAGGAGCGCCGTTGGGCGTATTTAAGATTTCGAACTATACAGAAAAGGACAAAGACGGGGATAATACAGGAGAACCAAATTTTAACCAGCTAGTAAAAACTACATTTGTTGTGTTACTAGCTATAGTTATTTGGGCTTTTCTTCCATTAGGTATTCAACGTATTGATTCTGGAAATATAGGTTTGAAAGTAGATAGAATTGGTAATGAAAAAGGCATACCTGTTGCAAGACCTTGTAAAGGTTTAGTATTTTATAATACTTGGACTACTGATGTAGAAGAAGTGTCGATTAGACAATTTCCAATTAAATATAATGAATTTGAGTTTAAAACCTGAAACATACGTAGAATTATATGTACATATATTAAAAGGTGGAGATTTAGAATCTTTAAAAGATTCTTGGATAAAAACTGCCACTGTCAATGCTATGGTTTTCGGAACTAATAAATTTACACCAGATAGTATTTTTAATAATGCAGAAACTTATAGAATTGAAATAGAAAAACAATTAAAATTTCAATTAGCTAAATATTTTAATGTAGATCAAATTAATGCTGGACAACACCCACCAAAGTCTATGAAAGATGCACTTCAAAGACAAGCTGATGCTGTATTAGCTACTAGACAAGCTGAATTAAACAGAAGAACAGCTGTAGCTACAGCAGAGCAAAAAATAGCAGAAGCAAGAGGGGATTCTGCCAAAGCTGTAATTGAAGCTAGTGGAAGAGCTGAAGCTATCCGTAAAGAACAAAATGCAATTACTGCTGAGTATATTGATTATATTAAGTGGACTAATTGGGATGGTAAATTACCAGCAACCATGTTGGGAGGAAATACATCTGTTCTTTTAAGTAAATAGTGAAAGCTTATCCAACTAACGTATTCTTAATTGAAATACTAAAGCCTTTAGCTCACATGTCTATTGATATGTACATACAAGAAGCAACCCTTAGTTATGATAAAAGATTATTCTTTGTCAGGCGAAGCCCTAAAGGTGGAAGAGGTGTTACATCAGTATCAGTTAAGAATGTAAAAATTCTAGCACAAAATATTATATATTTATAACTTTTTTAGTACAGCACGTTCAGATATAATCTAGCCCGACCAGGTGACGGTTTGAGAACTGGGTCTGTACTAATGGAAACGTAACTCAGTTGGTAGAGTGCCAGATTGAAGATCTGGTGGTCGGTGGTTCAAGTCCATCCGTTTCCACAATAACAACTATTCATAAAATAACACTAAACCTACAAATTAATGTAGTACCAGATTGACATTCATGTTAAACTAGTAATCGTGGCCAATCGTTACATTGGTATTTGATTGAATTATTTACTACGGAACTAATCAGTAGACTTGTCCCCTGAAAGGGTTGGTCAGAGAACTATTTAATTAGTCGCTCCTTATCCCTTTGCTGGGTCATTAGAGTAAGCTCTGGTTCTGTAAAATCATTTGAGAAAGAAGTATCAAAGAGTAGTAATATCGTAACGGAAGTTGTTATTTTTTAATGGGTCCGTCTGGTTTTGACAGCATCGAGAAGTAATATCACAAGCAAGACTTGAGGGAAGTCAAAGAATCCTTCGCAATTTAATAGGCAACTTAACAGTTTCTTATTCTACCCCTGTAGCTTATAAAGCTGCTGCGTAGTAGACGGGGATTAATCCCTTGGAACAGAAAATTAAATACCAAGTGAGTTTCACCTTTCTCCTGAAAGAAGGTGTGGTGGAGTTCGAACCGACTTCTTAGTACTGGCGAGGGAAAAGAAGAAAATAACCGGTACGTCCCCTTACTGATTAGCTGAACTGAAACATCTAAGTAAGCAGATCAAATTACGGTGCAGAGCAATCAGTACTAAGCTTGTAAAAAATGGTATTATCGTCAACATGTTTGGACAGGGGTTCGACTCCCCTCGGATCCACTATAAGTGAGGAGGATGTTGGGCTAGAACCCCATCATTTAAAGAGTTGCAAGTGGAAAAAGTACCTCAGACGTAAGAGGGAAATAAGAGAAGGATGACAAGCCTAGATAGTCCCCTTAGAACCACAGGAAAGTGAAAGCAGTACAGATTTGAGACAGTTTAGCACCTTATAACCTGAAATGGCGTAAGATTCCTTGCTAGACTTGCGATATATCCAGTTACGAGTAACTAGTCAGTTGTAAGTTGCCTTAGTACGAGAGGAATCTGCAATTAAGTCGTAAAGGTTTTGTATCTACATACCTCGGTAGCCAAATGGACAGCTACTAACAACAATGCAACTGACAGTCCTTAGAGCATTTGGCCTAGAAGCACACTCCCACTTTTTTTATGGCCCTATCTTCTATCGGTTAGGATAGCACCCTTTCACGGTGCAGAGACGAGTTCGATTCTCGTTGGGGCTACTGTGACTATAGCTCAGTTGGTTAGAGCGTCAGATTGTGGTTCTGAAGGCCGAGGGTTCAACTCCCTCTAGTCACCAAAAACAGAGGCTAAAATCTCTGTACTCCAAGTAGAAAGAATGTGGAAAAGGATCACCATACGGATGTCACATTCACGTAAGGGTGTCTTAATCACTTGGAGTTTGAAGGGTTCGTCTAACGGTAGGATACCGAGCCTGGTGCTCGGAGATGGTAGTTCGAATCTGCTACCTTTTACAATTATGGTGTGTTCGTCTAATGGTAAAGACACTGCGGCTTAAAACACTGCGGGGATACGGGGTCGATAGCCGTACACACTTCTCTACTTCAAGAAGTTTATGAACTTCTCTGCGTTGAGATGACGCATTAGATTTATACTCCACTCTCTTTGATTCGATGTAGCTTCGGCAGAAGACTAGAAGAGGTTCTTTAAGGAGCACGGCCATATATGTAAGTGGCTATTTTTATCACCTTTAAATGTAATTAAATGCAAAAGAAAAAGAAAAGGGAGACAGGCCCTACAACCAGTCAACAAGAAAAAACTTTACTACTAGTAAAGAAACACTTTAAGGAGTCAGCTACTGTAAGAAATCAGGAAGACTGTATTAAAGTAAACACTAAGGCATTGTACGATGCAGATGTAGAGTTCTTAACTACCTTACAAGGTATGCAAAAAGAAGTTGAAATTCACAGAAGCGGTTCAGGTGTAGTAATCATTTTAAACTTTTAAGCTATGGGAGACACTAAAATTCAATTCAAAACAGCAGAACTTGCCCACAGTAAAGGATTTAAAGCTAAAACAAAACGTATTTACCCTTCTACTCAAACTTCACTTCATAAGTGGTTAAGGGAAACTTACAAACTTCATATTGTAATAAGACAAATGGGGTTTATACCGTATGAATATCAAAGCGCTTTCCCGTTTAAAGGTAAAAACCACGTTATGCCTAATTTACCTACTTATGAAGAAGCTTTAGAAGTTGCATTGTTTGAAGCTCTAAAACTTGTACCATGAGTATCTGTAAAGAATGTCCTTATAAAAGAGACTCAGCTCCCGGGTATTTAGGTGAAGCCTCTTATAAGCCTGAAGAATTTCTTCAGCAACTAGATTCTCCTACTTTACACCCTTGTCATCTTTCAGTAAACTGGGAAGAAGAGGATTATTCTAAAGCACATTATTGCAAAGGTGCAATTCAATTTGCAAAGAATACTTGTAAAATGTTAGTCGACCCTGAAGCAGAGAAGGAACGACGAGAAATTCCTTTTAATACTGACACAGTCTTTGGAAGAAGACAAGAATTTATTAATCACCATTCAAAATCGTAAATATGATTTCAATTTTAAACCAACGTGGGGGAACCCACAACTCATGCGAAGATTCCGTATGGGTGAAAGAAACAGAGAATCAAATCTGTGGGGCTGTGTTTGACGGGTGTTCCAGCGGGATAAAATCTCATTGGGCATCTCAAACTTTATCCTATTTATTTAATTCCGTATGGAAATCTGGTATGGTAATTCTTCTGGATCAAACTATAGGGTTAGTCCTTGCCAAAATGGAAGAAATAGCTAGACTGACAGCTACTGATGTTGTTAACTTTGAAGCTACGGCTTTGCTTTTTATTTACATGAAAAAAGAAAAGACTTTATACATTAGGGCTTTTGGCGATGGTGTCTTTTATGTTAATGATATTGAGTATGAGATAGATCAGGGGAATCGTCCTGAATACTTAGCACACAATATGTTTGTACGTGGGAATCAAGTTACAGATTACTATAAGAAAAACCCTATCCAAACCTTTGAAAATGTAGACAAGTTTCAAATATGTTCCGATGGAATAAAAGCTATCAATGCAAATCAGTATGAAGTAAATAATATCGATCCGATGACTAAACTTCTTGCTATCCCTACATCTGAGAATTATCTTGAACGAATGTGGAACATTCTCAAGAATAATAAATTTACATTATCTGACGATTTAACCATTATATCTTATGCAACTACCTAATATTAGAAATTGTAGAGAAATAGCAGCTGGTGGTGAAGGTAGAATACTTGAACATCCTAACGGCAAAGATGTAATAAAAGTTTACCATCAACCCAGACCGTTGAAATTTCAAAAACATCTTGAAGACTTGAGTAGACTAAGTTCAGCTTTTGTAAAACCTGTAGAAGTATATACAGATACAAAACATGTACTTGGCTTTTCTATGGCTTATGTAAATCTTAATGACTATTGGCTATTTAATAATCTCTTCAATAAAGGGTTCTGTACTTCTAACAATTTAGATGATAGTTTTAAGACTACGGTTTTATCTAAACTAAAACGGGAATTAGAACAAATACATAGTAAGAAGATATACGTTGGGGATTTGAATCAATATAACTTATTTGTAAACTCTAAAGCAGAATTACTTTTTGTAGATGTTGATAGTTTTAAGACTTTTAGTCAAGATCATTCTGGTGTTTTGTTAGATGACATACGAGATTGGACTACTTCCGTAATCGATGAAAAGAGTGACAGCTGGTCATACGATATACTTGTTTTTTGGGCAATGAGTTACTGTCATCCTTTTAAGTGGGTAGTACCAGGGAACAAAGAAAGTTTAGAGCAAAGAGTAAAAGATTCTAAATCAATTCTAAGTAAAATTACTGGGATTAAGATACCACCATTGTATAAACCTTTTTCTGGAAGTATTGTTCAACAGTTTACAGAAGTATTCAAAGGAAGAAGATATATGGTCAATCTTGACAACACTTCTTTTGCTCAAGCACCTACTAAAGTAATTCAACCAATTCCAACTTCTGACCTCATTATGAGAGAGATAATGAAAGACGTGTCGGAAGTATTTACGAATACTACTCAGATAACAGCGAGAACACCTAAAGGCTGGAGTCTTTTTGCTACGGATACTCTGAAAGTTGTAAGAGAAATTTACATTGGAATTCATTCCGAAGTTGAGTACCTGTTCCCTTCTACCCAAATAGGGGAACATGTAAGCTTAAAGGATAGACGTTTGTACTCTACTAAAGGAATTACAGCTGATGCCAGTTTTATGAAACCAGAATTTTACTTTACTGACGGTAGTTTGGTAGTAGTGGATTACGCAAAAGATATGCAATACAATTACGATGTGAGTCGTCAATTGGCTGGAAGTATTCATAAGAATAGTACTACCGTATTTGCTAAATCCATTCTATTTAGAAATGCCCCAATACAAAATTTTGGAAGAAAGAAGTATTTAAATATCCCTAACAAGGATAAGTATTTTATGCTTCCTGTTTCAGAACATACGAAAGATGCTCATTATTGTGGTGGGTATGCTGCAATAGAAACAAAGAATAAATCTACAGAATATGAACTTATACTGAATAACAAAACCATTAAACAGTTAGAATACTTACCATTTTTTACAACAAAAGGTGGGAATGTTTTGATTCCTGATGATGGCTTTATTGAAGTGGTAGATTCAACAGGTTCTACCGTAGTAAAGTTCAATGTGAGTAATTGTAGTCGTACATCAAGGCTTTATTCTACTGATAGTGGTATCCTTCTTCTTGAAGATAAAATTCTTTACCTTTTAAATACTAAATAATGATAATAGGTGTAACATCAGGATGCTTCGACATCCTTCATCCAACTCATGTATTGTTCTTGGAAAAATGTAGCAGAGAGTGTGACCGATTGATAGTACTTATAGATAGTGATGAAAGAATCCTACAAACTAAAGGTAATTATCCAGTATTCAACGAACAAGATCGTCTAATTCTTTTAGATGCACTTGAAGTTGTGGATCACGTTCAAGTATTCAACGATATAAAAGACTACGTAGTTTCAATCGAAGCCTTATGGGATAAAGACGATACTATTATTGTCTTTAAAAATCGTAGAATTTTTCCTACATCTGAAGTACATCAACTACAAGAGGTTCCAAATACAACAACAAAAATAATAGAAGATGTAAAAAGGTTTTCATCTTCTACAGAAATTAAACAATTCATTAAATCTCAATTTAAATAAAATGCAAAAAACAGCACTTTTAGTGATAGACGCACAAAACGACTTTCACGACATTCCTTCAGCTACGTTACCAGTTCCTGGGGCAGTAGCAGACACTCAGCGTATCGCTGATTTTATTAAGAAGCATAATCCATCAACGATTTTTGCTTCTCTGGATTCACACTATTCGTTAGACATTTCACACCCAAGTTGGTGGCAAAATGCAGATGGTACACCAGTAGGTCCTTTTACCATGATCACATCTGATGATATAAAAAATGGTAAGTATGTGCCACGTATCGACCCTACTAGAAGTTTGAACTATGTTGAAGCTTTAGAAGCAAATGGGGAATTTGCACATTTTATTTGGCCAGAACACTGTTTAATTGGCAGTGAAGGTCATGCTTTACATCCAGTATTCTTTTCAGCTTGTAAAGATTGGATGAATAAGAATTTGAAATGGGTAAACTTTATCAACAAAGGTGTGAACCCATACACAGAGCATTTTGGAATCTTCCGTGCAAATGTTCCTTTGAATGAAGATCCATCTACACAAGTGAATCAAGGAGTATTTGCCACTTTAAATAACCACGATGTTATTTATTTAGCTGGACAAGCTCGTACCCATTGTGTGGCAAACAGTCTTCGTCAGATGTTACAAATAGCGCCTCAATTAGCTAATAAAATAGTTGTATTGGAAGATGCTATGTCCGATGTACAAGGCTTACCATCAGATTTCTACACTTACGTAGATGGTATATACTCCGAAGCCAAAAATGCAGGAGTTCAAATTGTAAAAACCACGGATATATAATGCAACAGGAACAATTTCAACAGTACAATACTTCAAACTTCGATCCTAATTCGTTAGCAAATCAAACATCTACCGCCATCATGTGTGTAGTAGTTACAGATGTAAGCCCTAGTATCGAAGTTTACATAGATTCAATGAATACGGCATCAAGGGATGTGTTCATGCAAGAGTTGAAAAACTCACATAGAAAGAACGATATTCTTATTAAGAATATTACTTTTTGTGAGAAAGTAGAACACAAGTCAGGATTTCTACCTATTCTTAATTTACAAGATGATTACTTAGATGTGCGTCCTCAAGGACGTGCTACAGCTTTGTATGAGGCTGTAGATGAAGCTTTAAACCATGCTATTAAGTACCGAGAAGATTTAGAAGCCCAAGGAATTGAAGTTCGCACCACTATTTTTATTATTACGGATGGAGCAGACAATGCATCTTCTCTCGGTTCTGCTAATCGTGTTAAAACTCATGTAGCTAATCTTCGTAGTAATGAAGCATGGGCATCTACGTTCACAATCAACATGCTTGGTGTAGGTGATGAGCCTACCTTCCGTAGAGCTTGTATAGACATGGGTTTAAATCCCGACAAATGTTTATCTACAATTGGTGCCACAGCTAAAGAAATAAGGGCTCAGATGGGAGTCGTTTCTCAATCAGTTTCTTCATCATCTGGAGGAAACACAACTGTAAACTTTTAATTACTGTCCGAAAGGAAGCGTGGAATAATTCTCCGTGAGTCGGAGACAGTAGTTATAAACGAGTGCCTAGAGGCAGTGGGGATAACAGATTGGTCTAACCAGATTGTTAAGGTACTACACGGGTAATGTTTGGTGGCAATGCCCCTACTCAGTCCAAACAGCTCATTTTTCAAATTTTTATACTTAAATTTCAATAACATGTGGACACAACACAAAAGAAAAGGACTTTCTGAAATGACTCCTTGGACACCAGAATTTGACATGACAATTGTTTCTGTATCAGAAGCAGATAAGTTAAACGGTAGTCCTAAAGCTGGGGATTGGATTGCAAGAAATCCTAAGAATCATGATGATAAGTGGCTTGTAGCTGCGAAATATTATGAGGAAAACCTTGAACCTGTATAAGGTTAAACTTTTTTTGGATGTAGCTCAGTGGTAGAGCGTTGGCTTCCATTAATGCCGAAGGTCGGGAGTTCGACCCTCCCCATCCATACTTTTCTCTATGGTGTAATGGTAGCACCCCTCATTCTGGGGGAGGTAGTCCAGGTTCGAATCCTGGTAGAGATACTAATCCTCTGTAGATGAATAAAGTAGTCACAGATACAAACCAATAATTAAATATGCAAGAGTTAAAAAACTTGATGCAGCAGCAACTTGAAAAGATGGCTGCTACCGGTAAACTGTTCCGGTCAAAAATAACAGGAAAAGAAGTGTGGGATTTGTATCTCAGTAGCTTTGAAGATGACCCAGTCTTTCGTGACCCCGAGTCATCAACTCACAACTGTAACCTTTGTGGAAACTTCATTCGCCGCTACGGAAATATCGTAGCCATTGGGGATGACATGAAAGTTATGAGTATTTGGGATTTAGACCTTTCCCTTGTTTCTGAAGAATACACACCTTCTTGCCGTGCCGTAAGTAAATCATTGAGGGAAGCACCTATTCAGGATGTATTCTTTGAAACTTATGACGAGCTGAATTCTCTTCCGTATGAGAAATGTACCAAACACAACGAGTCTTTCCGTTTAGGAATCGATAAGAATGTGAAGCAGTACACTCGTGAAGAAGCTGAAAAGTTCGGTGTAGTCAATACAAAAGAGGTTTATACTTTCCACCACTTACACCTCGATTTACCTAAAGCCTTTGTTGATCTTAGCGGAAAGTCTGTTGAAGCCATCATGGGGAATTTCCGTGATGATAAAAACGTATTCCAACGTGCTATGGAGACTATCTCTGCTGACACTCTGTTGTTGGTGCAAGATTTAATCAATCAAGGTTCTTTACTTGACGGTACAACACATCTACACAAGATTGCTGCTATTCTTCCATTGAAACAAGCTTATGACGATGTTCCAACTTCTGTAAAAGATAATTGGTGCTGGATGCATTCTTACAAGTTCCAGTTTGCCAAATTCCGTAATGAATTAATTGGGGTGTTATGCTCTGAACTATCTGAAGGGATGGAAATCAATGCAGCGTGTCTGAACTGGAACAAACGTGTTGATCCTGCCAATTACATGAAGGCTACAGCCCCTATTACTCAGAAACAAATTGCTGAGGCTAAACAGTTCGTCGAAGACAACGGCTATGGTGATTCTTTCGCAAGAAGATTTGCCACTATCGATGACATCAAAGCTTCTGAAGTTCTGCACAGCAATGTAGGAACTGACAAGCTGAAACCTGTTTCTGTATTCGACAACGTGAAAGCCACATCCACTCGCCACAAACGTAACGAGTTCGATGGAGTCGAAGAAGTTCAAATCGAGAAGTTCATGAATGACATTCTTCCAGGATGTACTGCAGTTCATGTTTATCTTGAGAACAGACACGAAGGCAACCTCGTATCCTTGACTACGGCAGATAATAAAGAGTCGAAGCCTATTTTCAAGTGGGATAACAATTACTCTTGGACTTACAAA